TTTTTTTTTTTTTTTTTTTTTTTTTTTTTTTTTTTTTTTTTTTTTTTTTTTTTTTTTTTTTTTTTTTTTTTTAGGTCTTATTCATGGCCTGATACTGTTCCCAACTGTAATGGAGGCTAATAGGCTCAATAAAAGTAAGGTTAGGACGGAGAAAGACTCGTTGTAGATAAGCATACGTGGGAAGACGTCCTAAGTATTCATCAATTTTATTTTCATCAAATCCAGTTCCTAGTAAACGAGACAATCTGCCCGCTACGTCACGACGAGCATAAAACATTCCAGACTGCTGTTTAATAACATGATGAGCATAAAAATCCTCATAATCTTTGACTCCTTTCATCTTTCGAAGAATGAGAAAGATATTCTCGTATACCATACTATACTGACGGAAATTACATCCCTTAGTGTCCCATAGGTGGCCAACAAGACGCATAATGTGTTGTCCATACGTCATGTCAAGAAGGATAGGAGTCGCTATCTTCCATAATTGACACGGTCTCCAAGCTCCAACCGTGTATTTACCATCCATTTCCATCAGCACAAAGTGGCACTTCAGAATTTTTGGACCCAATAACACAATGTCGTCATTTGCATCGACGATCGTATACAGCTGCATGTACTCTCCGGAATCAGAAAGTTTTAGGGTCATATCACAATTGTCTCGAAGGAACTCTTCAAAAGTAGGAATCCACACAAAAGACGAAGGCAAAGCAATCTTTTCTCGTAGTGAACGTCCCAGACTCAACACTTGCGCAAGAATTATAGGAATGGCAGCGATACCATCGTCACCAAAGAACTTAGCGATGAGGGCTCTAATATACTTTTCGAGGGCTTTGAGGTAGATTTCCAATTTTATCTTGTCGCTATTCTCCTTAATTAATTCTGCTTTCAAATGTCTTCGACAGCAAAATAACCAAGCCAGAAATACCATCATACTAGTAATAGTATTACTCATACTAGTATTAAACTCTCCCGAAAAGAGAATTCCTATGATACGTCTCCAAGCAGTGTCACCAAACCACTTCACATCATGCACAGCACTATTGTCCATAGACCAAAAGAAACACATCATAAGGGCATACGAATATAGATCCATTTCAGCAAGTTCATCGAGAATAGACTCATATTCAAGAAGAAAAAGATACATATTCATAATGATTTGAAAGGCCTTAATACTTTGATCCATTCTACTGAAATCCCACTCCATGTAGAAATGTGTCATCTTTTCACCAGGCATCTTACCAACTAGATAGTCAAACAGTCGCTGAGCACCCGCTGCTTGCCATTGCCATCCAGGAAGGATGTTCTTATACCCATACAGACGCTTAAAATTAGGAAGCTGAAGAATTTTATCAAGGAAAAATTTCTTTCCCTGCGGCATAAAGAAA